TAAGCATTGAAATTGGTGGCGACACAACCAAACTCGAAAACTCATTGAAGACGGTCTATCAAAAGTCAACTGATTTAACGAGAGAGTTAAGGAGTGTTGACCGTGCCTTAAAGTTCAATCCTAAGAATGTTGAGTTGACTTCTCAAAAACAAAAGATATTGACTGAACAAGTTGATAACACAAGAAAGCGACTAAATGAATTAAAGTCAGCACAGGCAGAAGTTACACGCCAGTATGAAGCTGGAGAGATTGACGCAGGTCAGTATCGAGCGTTCCAGCGTGAATTAGTTGAAACAGAAAGTATTTTAAAGACGTATGAACGACAACTTTCAGAGGTCAGTGATACTCACAAAATAGTGGGTAAGGCGATGGAAGAAGTCGGTGGAAAAATGCAGGATGTCGGGAAGAAAATATCTGATGTCGGTGGCGAAATGACGAAAAAACTAACTCTACCATTAGTGGGAGTGGGTGTAGCGGCCGGAAAGCTAGGAATTGACTTTGAGAAGTCGATGAGTGAAGTTGCTGCAGTTTCTGGGGCTACTGGCGAAGAACTCGAACAGCTAGAAAAGGCCGCAAGAGATGCGGGAGCAACCACAGATAAATCAGCACGAGATGCGGCAGACGCTTTGCAATACATGGCATTAGCTGGATGGGACGTAGAAGATTCTCAACAAGCACTAATGCCAATCTTAAAGTTATCAAGTGCGGCGAACATGGAATTAGGGCGCACATCCGACCTCGTAACAGACACGATGAGTGTGTTGGGGCTAGAAATAAATGATTTAGAAGGCTATTTAGATGTCCTTGCTCAAACTTCGAGAAACTCAAACACGGATGTAGACCAACTAGGAGAATCTTTCTTAGTGGTAGGTGGTAAATTAACACAATTAGGCGTGGATGTTGAAGAAGGGGCTGTGGCTTTAGGGCTATTGGCTGATAACGGTATTAAGGGTAGCGAAGCAGGTCGAGGACTTAACGCAATCCTTACAAACTTAACCGCACCTACTGGACGAGCGAAAGATGCGCTTGAAGAATTAGGAATCAGTGCGTTTGATAGTAATGGCGAATTCATTGGTATTGAAGAAACATTACAATTAGTCGCTGATGCTACTGATGGAATGACACAAGAACAACAAAACTTGTATCTTTCAATGATTGCCGGAAAAGAACACGGTAAGACACTTAACGCTCTAATGGGCGAATTAGGTGGAGGCTTTGATAATCTATCGGGCAAAGTGTCAGGTGCTGATGGTGCATTAGAGGAAATGTATGACACCGCAACTGACAACACAATGGGAGCGATCAATAACCTAAGGTCAGCCATTGAAGAATTGGGATTAAAAATATTCGAGAATTTACAGCCAGCAATAGAAAAAGCAGTTGAGTTTACTCAGAAGTTAACAGATAAATTTAACGCTTTAACTCCCGAACAACAAGAGACGATTGTACAAATCGGTTTAATGGTTGCTGCAATTGGTCCAGTCTTAATGGTGTTTGGGAAATTGATTAGTGTAGTTGGTTCAACAATAGCAATTGGCGGGAAATTGATTGGGTCATTCGGGAGCATTTTAAAAGTCGGAGGAGTATTGGCTAAAGGTTTAGGTGCGACAGTTGGCTTCATATTCAGTCCAGCGGGTGCAATTATGGTAGGAATCGCAGCAGTAATCGCTGGTGGTGTCCTATTGTGGAAGAACTGGGATAAGGTAAAAGCGTTCGGTGCAAGTTTGAAAGATAGCTTAACTCAATCTTGGAATACGCTTAAATCAAACACAATCAACACCTGGAACAACATCAAAGATGGAATCATGAATCCTATTAACAGAGCAAAAGATGCAGTAAAAACAGCAATCGACCAAATGAAAGGTTTCTTTAATTTCAATTGGAAATTGCCAAGTATTAAAATGCCAAAATTTACCATAAGTGGTTCTAGGTCAATCAATCCCCTTGACTGGTTGAAAAGTGGACCACCTAAATTAAGCGTTAGCTGGCATGCTGGCGGTGGTATTTTAACACGCCCAGGTATATTTGGAATGATGGGGAACACATTGCTAGCCGGTGGCGAACATCGAACAGGTGGAGAGGCGATATTACCATTGAACAGACTTCCACAAATAATGGCTGATGCAATGGAGCGGGTTAATCGAACTCAGAAGCAAGATTTAAATCAAGGTAATAATGACGTTTTAATTGAAGGAGATACGTACGAAATTCATTTAACCGCAAATGGGGACTTGCCAGATTCGACAATTAAGAAAATGGCTGGGAAAATAGAACAAGAAATTAAAAACATTAATGACCGTAAGCGATCGAGTAGAGGAGAAAGGGTGAGTTTTGGATGAAACGAGGAAGTTTTATAATAAACGGAATATCTAGTGAAGAATTGAATAGCTTAATCCAGTTTCGTCCAGAAATTCAAACACCTAAGCGAAAGGTTCAAAGACATAGCATTCCAGGTGTAAGCGAAGAGTATATCTTTGATGAAGAGGCTTATGAGAATACGCCTATTAATTTAGAACTTTTTATCAAGGGTCAATCCGAACAAGAGATTAATCAATTAAAGGATGAAATCACTTATGCATTTATAGGCGGTCGATACATTGACTTTGTACCTTACTGGGATAGTGGTATGACTTATCAAGTAGAAGTTGTTGAGCCGCCTACATTTACACAAAATGGAAGCTATCCGCTGTGGTTGTCTTATACCGTTGGTTTGAGTGCTAAACCATTTAAAATAAGGCAGGAAGAAGTCATACAAGAATCAACAGCTGAATTAACGTTAACGAATCCGTATCCTTATGAAAACCAGCCAATCATCACTTTATATGGCACGGGGGATATGGATTTAATCGTTAATGGTAAAAGCTATGTCTTTAAAGATATAGATGATCATGTTGTAGTGGATAGTCGTATCGAGAGCGCTTATAAGTTAATTGCAGGCATTCCAAACAGTCGAAACAATCGAATGTATACCATGGACTTTCCTTTGCTTAAATCAGGAGAAAATAAGCTTTCTGTAACAGGAAATGCAACTAAGTTTAAGGTAGAAACGAGGTGGAAAACATTAGTAAGTTGACTCCTATTTTATACGAAAAGAACGAAACAAACTTTAATCACAACGGATTAGGAAAACTAACAAAATTACTGGCATACGAAATCGATGAAGTCTTGAACGGTGAGTTTGAGGCTTTTTTTGAATATCCAGCCAATGGTCGATTGGCAGATAAAATTGACAATGAAATGTTGATTAAAGCTAAACCAAATAAAAAAGATGAACCACATGTTTTTAAGGTTTACGACTATGAACTAGATACGTTTACGCAAACGTACTTAATTTATGCAAGAAGTAAGAATATTGAAGATTTAAAAAACAACGTTATTTTAGATGTAAATGTAAAGAATTTATCACCAACTCAAGCATGGAACTTAGCTAAGAATAATGCTTTAGATCCAGTCGTAACGACTTTTTATTCTGACATTACCACAGCATCATCGGTGCATTGGGAACGTAGAAGTTTACTCAGCACAATTGCGGGTCAAGAAGGCTCTATGATTCAATATTGGGGTGGAGAAATTAAGCATGGTATTAACCGCATTAGCCTATTTAGAAGACGCGGACAAGATAACGTAACCACCGTTCGCCATGGTAAGAATTTGGATGGTTTAAAAGCCACATACTCTACTAAAGGTTTAGTAACGGCAATTGTTCCCTATTATGTAAAGGGCGATGATAAATCTATTTATGGCGATGTAGTTAAATCACAATATATCAATAACTATCCAAGTACCTATTACGACATCATTGAGTATAACGATGAAGCATTAGGACTTAGTCGTGAAGATGAACCTGAGAGTGGTTATAGCGACAGCACCATAAAGACAGCATTGAATAAGGTGGCTAAGCGATACTTTGATGAAAACATTGGTAAAGATTTGCCCTCCATAAATATGGAGATTTCTTTAGAGGATATCTCGCAAACAAAAGAGTATGAACAATTTAAAGACTTTGAACAAATTGAGATTGGCGACACGATTACAGTTTACTCTAAGAAATTTAATGTAAACATTAATGCAAAAGTACGCCGGGTAGTTTATAACGGTTTAACAGACAAGAACGAACTTGTGGAAGTTGGGACAGCTCGCAGAAGTCTTTACGATGATGTAAGAGACGAATTTAAGAAAGTTGAAACAGAACTACAAGAAGGCATTGACCATGCAATGACTAGCGCTAATGGTAAAAATACAAACTACTATGGTACAGCCGACCCTAATGAAGCGGGCTTAGTTGGACAGAATAATGATAGTTACTTTAGAACCAACGGACAATTAAAAGAATTGTGGATCTATCGTGATGGTATGTGGTATTTAGAAGTTGGGGATTTAACAGGCGAACAGATAAGGGCAGAAGTTGAACAAGCCCAACAAGACATCGCTGAAGCCCAAGCAACAGCGGACAATGCCATTACAGAAATCGAAGTCGCAATTGATGCCGCAGGATTCACGAGCTTATCAGACAGCTTGACGGGTATTCAACAAATTAGTCAGACGGCGCAATCTAACGCAGAAAATGCACTTACTCACTCACTAAACGCAATTAGTGACGCAAGCACAGCGTTATCCAACTCAACAGATGCGTTGTCGCAAGTTGCTAACATTGATGTACGTGTGGACGATGTAGAAGGCACTTTGGAATTAAAAGCGGACAAACAAGAAGTCGATACGTTGAGTGGAATCGTTGATACACACACATTAGATATCCAAGCAAACTCAGAAAGTTTAGCGTTGAAAGCCAATCAAGATACGGTTGATACATTAGCTGGAACGGTGACTAGTTTAGGTACGGAGTTTGACATTGTTGCTGGGCAAGTGAATTCGAGAGTCTGGAATACGGATATTGAGACGGCAATTGATGGGATTGAGGTCGGTGGGCGGAATTTAATTATTTCTTCCGATGTTACACCAAGGACTTATGTAGCATCAGATGGCTCCTTAACAAGTGCTGGAGGTCATTTTCTTACGGACTTTATAGAAGTGAAAGCCAATGAGTTTTACACAATTTCAATGTTACTACAGAGAAATGGATATTCACGCATTGCTTACTATGATATAGATAAAAACTTCATAAAAAGAGATTTATTTCAAAATCAAGAAATTACTCAAATAAAACCCGAACAAGATGGGTTTATTCGATGGGCTCCAGATGTCAATATATCGATTAGCGATTATGTACCAGGGTATAAAATTGAACGTGGCAACAAAGCAACGGACTGGACACCAGCCCCCGAAGACACACTCGCACGCTTCGACCACATCGAAACCGAATGGACACAGACATTTGACACATTTAGTCAGACCGTGGCTGGTATTGATGGGCGAGTGAGCAAGCAAGAACAAACAGTTAGCGGTATGGAGTCAGTTGTTTACGACCCCGAAACTGGTTTATCGTCACTGAATACTCAGTTAGCGAATTTAATACAAGTCGCAGTAACGGGTGAAGAAATGACGGGTGCAATATCGATATTAGAAAACAACATTAATGCACGTGTCGAAAAAGGCGATGTGATTAATCAAATCAACATTAGCGATGAAAATATCCTTATCCAAGCGAACAAAATCATGGCGTTAGGCGATGTCGTGGTTGACGGTAAACTAACCATCACAGACGAATTTATCGCGCCTAACGCACAGATTGATGGGGCGAAGATTGCGGACGCAACGATTGGTAGTGCGAAGATTGCGAATTTGGATGTTAATAAGATTAGTGGGAATACTTCTAACTTTGTTCTCTCAAATTGGAATAACATTAGTAGTAGTGTTTCGGTTGATGGCTCAGGGTTAGCCATTAAAAATACGGATGGCTCTTGGAATTCACACCTAGGAGTAAATGGATATGAATTTTGGAGAAACGGGAACGAACATGGTAGTTTATCTACTCGTGTAGCAAGAGATAATAATGGTGGACCAATTGATGGTCGTCACTCGATTTCCCTCTTTGCTAGAAAAGATGCTTATATAAGTTTAGATTATGAGGGAAGTCAATCGGGAGGAAATGGGTTTAGGGCATTAACGATAGGTGGAGAGACAGGAAAAATATTTATGAACAATATCTATCCAGCTTCAACACCCGAAGATTATGATAATGGCTTTATTTTCGGTACGGCAAACACCTCAACCGGATTAATATTTCGACACAGCCTTGCGAGTACAAATAAGGGAATATTCATGTATGGTTCGAATAGAATAGACTTACAAGTTGACGACTTGAGAATTTATTCCCCCACCACTCTTTATGGGTCGATTAATGCCAATGAGTACAGTATCGAACGAATAAACATCGCTGAGTTTACAGGAAATAACAAGATATTTAGGTCAACATCAGGAAACTTCGCTGTTTCAGCTTCGAATCATTTACACCTTGAAGCTGGGGGAGTATTGCAAATGACGGTAAATAAGTCAGGGAATGAAGTCGATTTGTGGTCTGCATTAGATATGAATGGTTGGAACATTACAGGCATCGGGCGTTTGGGGATGGAAGGTAACGCAAGTTTAACCTTTCGTAACACAGGTTATATACGCAGAGATTCAAGTGGTCGCTTGGCCATTACTGCCTATTCAGGGGCTCAAGGGGTTATCGCTTTAGGAGTTGGAACGGAAACCAGTTGGTCGGATTCTATGAGAATAACAAGCACTCAAACAGTTATGTATGTACCGCTGAATATGAATGGGAACAACATTACAAACCAATCAGACGAGAGATTAAAAACAAATATTCTTGACCACCGAGAATCAAGCCTCGATAAGATTAGTCGATTTAATTTCGTTGATTTCGAATGGCTTAAAGACGGCCGAGAAGATTTCGGGGTCATTGCTCAGCAAGTACGAAAAGTCGCTCCAGAATTGATTTTAGAGGACACAGATGGGTATCTGAGTTTAAACAACAGTTTGCTGAACATGATGACCTCACATGCAGTACAAGAATTGAATATGAAACATGAATCAGTTGCAGATGTTGTCGACAAACATACTGATACTATCCACAAACTGCAACAAGAACTATCAAAAGCCAATCGAAGAATCGAAGAATTAGAAGGAGTAGCATAAATGAAAATCAAAAATGGACAAATTAGTACAATCATAAACTTTCTGGACGGTATGAAATTAAAGGGGCGTCAATCACTAGGCCGAACAAAGTTAAAAGAAAAGTTAGCAGAAAAGAATGAGTTATTTGCAAAAGACCAGCGAGCAATCATTGAGGAATATGACGCATGGTTAGATAAGGAACAATTACAGTACAAACTTCCAGATGAAGAAGCTCGAGATACAATGAAAGACTTACTCAATCAAGAAGTAGAAATTACTTATAATAGTCCATTTAGAAAAGACTTTGTGAAGGCACTCGAAGATTACGAAGGCGACCTTGAAGGACAACATGCAGACGCATACGCTTTACTATACGAAAAATTAATTGAAGAAGGAGAAGATAAATAATGACTTTTATACCTATGCACGTCTTAGAATACCGCTTCAACGACGACGGAATTACTGAGCAAATAATCGTAGCCTTTCAAACTTACCAAGGCAATGAGCAGGTGAATGCACGCGTGAGCTTAAATGATGAATACGTAAAATCCATCAATGAGAATGTCGAGTTAGACCGCATGAATAAGGCACAGATTGAGCAATTTGCACGCGTGAAGCTAAGAGATTGGATTTTGACCGACCGACCAGAAGAAGACGAAGAAGCTACCGAGTAATCGGTGGCTTTTCTTTTTGGAAAGGAGTTGATCGTGATTGAAAGATTGAAAGAATCACTCGAACACGCATGGCATTTTATACTCATGTACTACAATTCATTGCTTTTATGCACCATTTCTACATGGCTGGCCTACACACTTTTTAAGGTCGGTCATTGGGAAATCGGTGCATTATTATTTTCAATCGTCATTATCAAGGTTGTCGGCTTAGCTTTGCACAACATGAAGTTGCGTCAATTTGGAATCATCGGCTTAAATGTGATGTGGGCGTTGAATACCTACGTTTTTGTAACATATCACCCCACAGTTGAACTCTCATTCCACTTCCCACTCTTTATATTACTTCTAGGGGTGGGAATCAGCTTGAGGGGTCGATTCGATGAATAACGAAAATATCGTCATTGCATTGGTTACCGGTGTTTTAACATGGTTAGCCACACGCACCAAGTCGCACTATGATTTTCGAGCGAAGAAAGCAGAGTCCGATTCATCAACCGAAGGCATATATGTGCAGAACATGGAGATGATTTTGAAGGAATACAAAGAGCAGGTGTCGGCATTCCGAACCGAAGTGAGAGCGTTGAAGGACGAAAACAAGGACATTCGTAAGCAGTTGGAAGAGTTGAAGAGTGAGCGTAGCGAAATCATTGAAGAGTTCAACAAAGAACGCACCTATTATGAACGAGAATTGGAGTTAAAAGACGAAATCATTGATGAATTGAACGTGCAACTTGCTGAGAAAGATGAAATTATAGAAGAATTAAGGAGTGAAGTTTAAGTGATAGAAGAATTAATGAATAACGCGGTACTGGTGGCAGTTATCCTTGCACCACTAACCACGGGAATTATACAAGTCGTTAAACAAACATTTGATATTAACAAACGATACCTTCCAGCAGTTAGCTTG